AGAACAGTAGGCTTTGACCCTGGACGACTTAACGAGCTACGTACTTGGTCATAGTATGCTGGATCAGCAAATCCAACAACATTAGTATCTGGACGAACACCACTCACGGCACCAGTATAATATTTCACAGTTTCATATTTGATAGTCATAGTATGATTCATAATACCATTGCCTTGTGAATAATCATATGTATCGTGCGTAAAGTCTGTAATCATTGGATTGATTAGTACATACTCCGCAAATTTATGTTGGCTCAGTCCAAAGATTTTAATGTCGCGAAAAAATGCCGGTTTTCCGCTACCCAGGCCAGTAACACCGACCCCGCCAGTACCATCACTAAATGATTCACCTATGAATCCCCAATCGTTTACCACGCGAGTGGAACTGTATATATCTCTGGCGTTATAATCAAATCCTGGTTTTGAGGACGGGCCGGGTCCCGGACTGCCGTTTGTATTTGGGGCGGCACCATATGCTTGTGAAGGATCTTTATAGTAATAGCTAAAATAATTATACCACATATTGCGAACACGATCGCCGGTGTCGTCATGAAATTCTATTTTCACTGGCCGTACTCGATCTTGGTCTGCACCAGACGTTTTCGATTATATTGATTCATTGTTTCAACGCCCATTGTATAATTAGGCAATTGGATATTTTTAACCAAGAGTCCTATTTCTACAATGTCAGATCCAGTTCCCATACTTGCTTGTAATGCCGGGATTTGTGATGTGTTGAGAGTGAAATAAACGTGGAATAGAAACTTATTGCGTGGGGCAAGATTATAACCATTTGGTCGAAATGTCTTCGACGCATGGCTATAATCTTTTAGTCCATCACTACCAAGAAATCCTTGTAGGAAGTCTTGACCAAATGACATTATAAATTAACCAGTGACCACATCACCCAGGGTGCGGCCAACAACTGCGCCGACGCCACTGCCAACTGGGGTTTGTATGGCATTATCAAATCTCATGCTGAGACTAATAGTAACTGGTTCGCTTGCAGAATAATCCATGTTATCATAATTTGCTTCTTTAATATAACAACCGTATATCTCCCAAGTTTCTAATGCGATTGGGGTACTTGTACCATTACCACCATCTAGTACTTCAAATCGTGTAAGGAATTTATAATCAATACCGGCTGAGGCGCTGGCTTGTTCCATAAAATCAAATTGTTTCTGCAGTTGTTCACCAACCAGACGCGATACGTTACCGCCTGCATCATCTCGAATTTTGCAAGATAAATCGCCCCATGAGTGTTTGCCAGCTAATTTAATAGTACTATTGTAGATTGGAATATCAATGTCGCCAAAACTTATAGTTGGACGTGTAAAATCCATTACCTGTTTGGTTAATTCTGTGCGTGGATTAGTTACCCCAAAGTTTTCAAATATCACTCGAAAGCGATATTTGAGTTTAGGCATAAGCAAGCCCTGCGTAGGACTACTTTGGTCACTGGCCAAAGGCACTGTCATTTTAGTTAGCGATGAAACGGCCATTTTGTTATCTCCTATATGCTTTATTTATGGTAATACCTTTGAAAATAAAACCCCATAATTTACCAGATCCTATCTTCCATATGTTATTTATTGTTAAATTTAAAAATAATTCGTAATTATTTTATCATTAATACCACTCAATTTACGATTCAAAAAAATAGGCCAATTACGGCCTATTTTAAACAATTACTATTATCCTGCTATAGCGGTTGCTGCTGTGCTGGCTGCTATTTCACCGGTGTTTTTAAGGCGCAGTGGTATGTAGATAAATTCCACAGCTTTTACAGGCTCGATCGCAATATCAACATATAATTCATTTGCATCAATACGTGCTGGTGTATTATTAGTTAAATCACATACCACCAGATAATCGTATATACCACGTTTTGCAATCAAATCATTCATCAATCCACTCACAGCATTTTGTATTTCATTGCGTGTAATTTGATCATTTGGCTCAAACAAGAATTGTTTACCAATACTTGTTAAACGAGCACGTATAAATGCCACCAGGCGTGCCACATTGATACGATTCATTGCAGTAGTTACTGCTGTGGCTGTCTTGTTACCAAAGTTAGTGATACCAACACCCGGAACAAACGTTATTGGATTAATATCAATATTGTATAATACATCACGCAATGCTTGACGAACACCAATTGTTACAAACTCCCCGGTCGTTGCGTTGACATATCCAATACGTGCGGCATTGTCAATCACTCCGCGACGTGTTCCGGCTGGTGCTAACCAAGGATATGCTGCGGCATCCGAGCGTATGATAGTACGAATCATCATGTGACTTGGTGGTTGTACAACTGCACTTCCGCTTAGATCGGTTGTTTGGCAACTTGGATAAAACACGCCAAGATATTCGTCGTTGCTAGCAAGACCATCTTGTGTCGCAATGCCTGCTCCACTACCGTTTGTGCTCCAATCTGTTAATGCTGTGGTATCTGGTCCTAGACGTAACGGAGTATCACCAATAACAAAGCATGTCTGATTACGATCATTATTGAGTTCTACCATGTTCATTATCAGTTCTTGATACTGTGGGCAAGCCATAAGATTGAACTCGCGTTGTTCCTCTCTGATATCAATGCTGGCATCAATACCTGCTTTTAATGCAGCCACGATAAGAGCTCGTTGTGCTTGGCGACCCATGTATGGTGACCCGTCGGCTTTGTTGCCAGATGCTGTTACCCATGCATTGGTTTGTGTTGGCAGAATACTATCTGGATAATCAGTTGCATTAAAGTAATCAACTTGGAATGATTTGACATTGTATCCGCTACGACGTGTGTTAAACAACAGCATACCTTGTGGATATAATGTAGGATCTGGAGCATCAAGATCAAGATAATCACTTGTTAACAAGCTGACGATGGTTGGAATATCCCCTGTTATAGGATTAGTGGTGCCGTTTGGTGCCCAACGTGCATCGGCAAACAATACTCCATTCTCTGTGGTTTGATCTGTGTTGTTTAATGTCACCCACTGATCGACTCCGCTAACCAAACTCCAACGATTAATAACTGGATAGTTATCAAGATCTGACGTATTAATCCAGAGATCGCCATATGCCAGTGGTGATGCTGCTGTGTTGGTTTGTGTAGTTGGTGCTGTTGTGCTAAAGATTGGCCCGGCAGCATTGGTAAGCGACAGATTATCACCGCGAACATCATTTGTAACATTCTGATAACCGTACCAAGCACCATCATCTTGTATCATTATATCTACTTGACTTGTGGTAGAATAATACCAAGTGCGTCCATCCGCTGGATCTTGATTTGGTTCTGTACTACTTGCTGTGTATGAGAAGAAATCTGGGTTGGATGTAAAATTACTAAGCACTAGTGTAGTTGCTAATGTACCGCGTTTTACACCTTCAATTGTGGTAGTAAAACCAGCCGTAGTAACCGGAGTACCGGTACCAAGTGCTAATGCAATTTCACCTCCTGCACTGTGTTCAAATACTATCGCACCAGCACTATTGATACTGGCACTAACATATGGCACTGCGGCGGCGCTAACGGCAGACACAAACGCTGCGGCTGTTGTTCCTAGTAATGTTGCTATTACAGGGGTAGTGTTTGTTGCGGTCCCTGGAGCAGATGCACTAATATAAAATGTATTGCCTGCGATAAATGGCCCGGGCGTATTTGTATTACCAGTAATAATAGTTGCTCCGACAGTATATTGTTCAAAAATTTCTAAACCGGCAGTGTCCGGAGTGTTAAATTCTGGATTTAATCTTGCCCAGGTAGTACCAACTGGTATGTTTATGCCACCACCAACTGGATCTAATGCGTAAATTGCAGCCCCCGTATCATCATATATTGGCACTGATTGTTGCACAAATGTTCCAAGTACGGTACTATATTTTTTCAATACTAGATTTGCTCCAAGATTAACATTGGTTGTTTTTTGCCATACAGAGCCGGTGGGTTCGGGCTGCACATCTGTGCTTCTCCAACGCGGTGTCGTATAGTTTGGCGAAGCTTGGAATGCTGGAGCATAATAACTAGATGGGGTAATTCCCAATGTCGTTAATGTAGTGCCGGTGCCATTG